TACTTCTTACTGAAGAACTAGACGAAACAAATAGGTATGTAAAAGCTACGATTATCTCCACAGGTAATCTAGTTGAAGGCCTAAAAGATAACGATATTATATATTACGATAAGCACGCTGGGCATGGTATAACCTGGGCAGACACAATGTATCATGTAATCCGAGCAAGAGATGTAGTGTTAGTGGAGTAACTACTTCGCTAAACGTGTGATATAGATATTAGACCTAAACCTTAAATCATAAACCTTAAACGGTAAAACAATAAACAATTAATAATTTTAAAAAAAGAAAACATGGAAAGATGGATTCAATTTCAAGACAGTGCAACTGATTGCCACTGGGTACCTGTAAAACATATTACAGCTATGCACATCGCTGACGCTGATGATTTGGTAGTACATTTTCGCAACTATACAGCTAGTAGATCTGGTTTTGACGACACTAATACTAAGACTGATAGCACTATTACTGTAACTGATACTGGTGCTGCTTTAACTCTTGGTAAAGACATTGCTGATTTTATATCAGGATCAAGAATTGCTGGAGGTAACACTCTAGTTATTAAGGCTAGCGGCGATGGCTTATCAAGTTCTGTTAGTACTGTAGCATTTGCGACTGGTACATAATCTTAGTATATGAGACTAACAGCGCAGGATCTGCGTGATATGAATATCCTTAAGTACTACAGGCTCACGCGTAAGTGGGCCTGTAAGACTTATGGATTAACTGATGCTGATCTAGAACTACTTATATATCTAGATCACAAGGGTAGATTTACCCGTAACGAATTTATCGAGGGTGCTTACACATATTCTTGGGATAAGAAAAGGTGGGAGAAACTCCGATCAGCTGGGTGGATAGAAGTTTGGCGACATAGGAATAGAACGAGTATTAAATACTCTATATTCAAAACTTCATTCAAATGCTCTCAGCTAGTTAGTAGGATATATCGTATACTACTAGGTGAAGAAGACATGCCAACTTCTGAGCGAAGTATTTTTTATAACAACAAATCATATACAGACAAGGTTTACAATAAAGCGATAGATGATATGATTAAAGATAAAGATAGGTAATGGCGTTTAAGCTCAACAGATATAAACCTCTTCCTGGCATTGCTCATGGTGGCAATATAGAAAAGAAGCATGAGTTTGGCGTTCGCGTTAAGCGCAAGAAATTAGAGGAGGGTGTAACAGCTGAAGCTATTAGCGCTGATGAGATGGTTATAGATAAAGAAGTGCCTAAGGATAGCAAGTTGTATAAAGAAGCAGTAGCGCACGAAATGGTTCACTGTAAGGAGATGGCTAGTGGTAGAATAGCTTACGGTGATGATTGGGTTAGAAGCGACGGTATAACTTACGAAAGAAAAGACGGTAAAATAAAATACAACGGCAAGTGGTACGAAGAAGGTGACAATAGATTACCTTGGGAGAAAAGAGCAATAGCCGCAGAAAAAAACGCAGATAATTATGTTTGAAATATTTAAAGATAATAACGAATGGAACGAAAAAGCAATAGTGGGCTTTGTAGCCTTTGCCCTTATGGTAGTGGTAATGATTGTGGATACTGTATCTGGAGCCGTAGGTAAAGATTTAATTATTAATGAATTTGTGTACAACTCCTTTGTTTGGGTGGTTCTAGGATCATTCGGTATCAGTGGTGTAGAAAAATTCGCAAAAAAATAAGATATGGCATATACAGAAAGTAGCAATTTTGCAAAAAAGTTTTGTAAGAAAATGGGATCAGCTTTTAAGAAAGCGTATAAACGCTATGATGTAGAAAAAGGTGATGAAACGACCTCACAGCCTGAAGGGGAAGAACAAACCACCCAAGCCACAACGCCCAGGCGAGCAAAAAAATAAAGCATGAATTTTCTTAGCAAAGTATTCTCTGGAGGCGCAGCCGATCTTGTCGAAGGCGTAGGCGGAGTATTAGACAACCTCACTACGTCAAAGGAAGAGAAACTTGAAGCCCAAAGAAAAGTAAAAGAACTTATAGCCAACTACGAGGTTGAGATGGAAAAGAACATTACCTCTCGTTGGGAAGCAGACCTTAAGTCTGACTCATGGCTTTCAAAGAACGTAAGGCCATTAACCCTTGTGTTCTTAATAGTATGCACGATGCTATTGATATTCATTGATGCTGGTGCAATCAATTTTAACGTGAAGGATTCTTATGTGGATCTTCTTCAATTAGTATTAATAACAGTGATCGGTGCATACTTCGGTGGTAGATCACTAGAAAAAGTAAAAAAATAAAATGGGAATAAATTCATCAGCAACTGCTTATAATTTTGGACAGTTAGGTAGTGCGTACATGGCTGTTGACAACAGCGAAGATTTAACGCCACCAGATGGCATGGTTATCTGCGCTATAACAATGGTAGGCGACGATATCAAGTTTGATAAATTAACAGCTGCAACGGATAACTCTGTAGAATACAGTGGTACAGAAACTAATAATACGTATTTTGGTATAGCTAATGCTAACACTGGAGGTAACGGAGAAGCCGTTGTAAGTGACGGAACTCCAAAGTTTCCAGCGGGATTAACTATATACGGAAGATGGACTGTTGTTTCTTTACATACAGCTGACGCAGACGGGGGTATAATTGCTTACTTTGGATTTTAATGTCACTAGGTAACGCTAATACATCAGCTCAGGCTAGAGGAAAAAGTAAAGCCGTAAAACTAAAGCGTACAAAAGAAATTGTGGCTGCGAGAGGTTTTCATGCTATAACTGGTTCTATTGAAACCGGTGAGACCACCCATAAGACCACGTGTGGCACATCAGAAGCACTCAACCAAACTTATTACCATAACGCTGGTTCAGCTAGTGGCTATACAATCAACACAACCATTTACACTAAAGCTAGAGAAAACGATAGATATAAGTTAGCCAATGGGTACTACAAGGTAACTCACGACGGCTCTACATTTAAAAGCATACAAATAGATCGTGGTAGAATATCTAGCATGAATACTTGTAGATAATAAACAATTTTAATTTAATTTAATTATGGGAAAAAAGAAAAAAGAAAAGGTCATAGACCTAAAACCAGAGAAGATCTCTGAAGAAAACTTAAAAGAACTTCAAAACGTAGTTTCAGCTATTAACAAATTACAGTTTGACATTGGTCAAATGGAGGTGCAAAAGCACAGTGCAATGTTAGCTTTATTCCAAGGTAACGATAGACTTAGTGAGATTCAAAATAGGTTTAAAGAGGAATATGGTACTAACAACATTAACATCCAAACTGGTGTTATAAACTATGAGAAAAATGAGCCATCTGATTCGTAAGATCACGATTGGTAAAGATTATAAGAATGACGCTATGCACTATGCCGTAGGGCAGGAAGTGTATGGCGGTCATACTATTTGCGATATACTTGAGGAAGAAGATAAGTACTCTATTTATATTCGTAAAGAAAAGGCAGTTATACCGTGGAAGGACTTCAACAAAAACATGGCTATATCTGTTGAGTATAATCTAGAATACTAATGCAGTCGGTTTACAACTATGTTGTAGAACCAATAGGTGAGAGGTATAACAACATTAAAAAGGTTGGCGATAAAGAGTTGATACTTAATACAGAGATAATTAATCATCAACACGTAAATAGGAAAGCTAAAGTTTTATCTATACCTAGAGTGGGTAGTTCAGAGATTAAACCTGGAGATATAGTAACATTGCACCATAACGTGTTTAGAAGATGGCATGATGTGAAGGGTAGAGAGAGAAATAGTAGAGGTTTCCTTGAAGAAGGTAAGTACTTAGTTACAGAAGATCAAATATATCTGTATAAAAGAAATAACGATTGGATATGCCCTAAAGGATATTGCTTTGTGCAGCCTATTAAGGACAAAAGCCAATTAAGCGTTGAAACCGAAAAACCGTTAATAGGTATTGTTAAGTACTCTGATGGTACAGTAAACGAGGGCGAACTTGTAGGTTTTAGACCAAACAGTAGGTTTGAATTTGTTATTGACGGCAAAAGACTTTATAGGGTTTTATCTAATTTTATTACAATTAAATATGAATATCAAGGAGACGAAGAAGAATATAATCCAAGCTGGGCACAGAGCGGTTGAGGAATTAATCAAGGTGGCTAAAGAAGCTATTGTTGATTCAGATGATGATATATCAGCTGATAGGCTCAAAAATGCCGCTGCCACAAAAAAGCTCGCGATCTTCGACGCCTTCGAGATATTAAACAGAATCCAAGAAGAAGAGAATCTTTTAGAAGGTAAAGCGCCTGAAGAAGAAAAGAAAAAAGTATTTAAGGGTTTTGCTGAGGGTAGATCTAAATAATGTACGAACAGACTTTATATAAAATAATAGAGCCTATAAAGAAAACCACTCTTACTAGACTTAATAGAGGTAAAAAGTGGAATTATGGTTATAATAAAGAGCATGACTTAGTTGTTCTTTCTCGTAACGGAGTTATAGGTGATATATACGATATACAGGGTTTAAAGATAGCTCTACCTAAGGCGCCAAAAAATGTGTTCAAGCACGAGAAGAATAAATGGGTGAAAGCAGAGTACCCTAAAGAGTTATCTCGTATTAAAAACATATTCGACTGGAGGAATTATCCAGACGAACAAAAGGAAAAGTGGTACGACTATATTGACGAAGAATTCAAGCGTAGAGAAGAAGGATTCTGGTTCACTAACAACGGAGTACCGACATATATAACAGGTACGCACTATATGTATCTGCAATGGAGTAAGATTGACGTTGGAGCTCCAGACGTTAGAGATGCGAACAGACTATTCTTTATATTTTGGGAAGCCTGTAAAGCTGATAAGAGATGCTATGGGATGTGCTACCTTAAAAACCGTCGTTCAGGTTTCTCGTTTATGTCGTCAGCTGAAACAGTTAACTTAGCCACTATATCGAGTGATAGTAGATATGGGATACTCTCTAAGTCTGGTGCCGATGCAAAGAAGATGTTTACGGATAAAGTTGTACCTATCAGTATAAACTACCCGTTCTTCTTTAAACCTATACAAGATGGTATGGATCGTCCAAAATCCGAACTTGCGTATAGAGTTCCAGCTAGTAAGTTTACTCGTAAAAAAATACAAGCAAACGAACAACTAGAGGAATTAGAGGGTCTTGATACCACTATTGATTGGAAAAACACTGGTGACAATAGCTATGACGGTGAAAAGCTTAGTCTGCTAGTGCACGACGAGAGTGGTAAGTGGGAGAGACCTGACAACATATTAAACAACTGGCGAGTTACTAAAACCTGTTTAAGGTTAGGTAGTAGAATCGTTGGTAAGTGCATGATGGGTAGTACCAGCAATGCTCTTGATAAAGGTGGGGATAACTTTAAAAAACTATACTATGATTCTGACGTATCAAGACGAAATGCTAATGGACAAACAAAGTCTGGCCTTTATTCTCTCTTTATCCCAATGGAATGGAACTATGAAGGATTTATTGACGAATACGGACTTCCAGTCTTTGATAATCCATGTGATGGAGAACGATTGGGACCAGACGGTGAATTAATAGATGTAGGTGTAATAACAAATTGGGACAACGAGGCTGAAGGTTTAAAAGACGATCAAGATGCGTTGAATGAATTTTATAGGCAATTCCCGCGCACGGAGGAGCACGCGTTTAGAGATGAAACTAAAAATAGTATATTTAACTTAATAAAAATATACGAACAAATAGATTACAACGAAGGGACTAAGTATGATGCTCATACAACAGTTGGAAGCTTCGGCTGGGTCAACGGTGTTAAAGATACTAACGTGATATTTCACCCTGACCCAACAGGTAGGTTTAAAGTAAGCTGGGTACCGCCAG